TTTTAAGGAGACAGCGACATGCTATTGCGAGTAAAAGTTAAAAACAATTATGGTACTGAACACATCTATCCAGTCAGTGAAGAGGCTAAACTACTGGCCCAGCTGGCTGGTAGTAAGACATTGACCAGAAGCACTATAGAAATAGCTAAGAAACTAGGGTTTAAATTCTGGGTTGAGAGGGCAGAAGTATGATAACTAGAATTCACGTTAACCAGCATAACATTAGGGCCAACAGCAAAGACGGTGGCTCAAGGCCAGTACTTACTGTTAAAGACTACAAGCAGAACAGAAAGTGTGACGAAGTAGTATTTACTAATGGACGAGTAATATATTCCCCGGACAATCCATTGTCTTGCGGAGCAAAGGTGTGGATTGAAACAAACGAACCAGTGGAGATTGTACGATGAACTTATCAGAAGCATTGAATTTTGCAGTTAAGAAAATTGTAGAGCAAGGCGGTAGATGTTTGATTAATGCTAATGGCAACAGTGCTTGTGTTTATGGCAGAGGTTCAAAACATTGTGCCGTAGGTTGGTTGTTAGACCATAACAATCCAGAAATGATGGAGTTTGGGGGTGCTGTACAAGAACTTATTGAAGCTTTTGAGGATGAAGTTCCTGATGTAGTATGTCAAAACCCAAATGAGTTTTCCGTATTACAAATGTTTCATGATGCAGCTGAGAAAGAAAAAAGAATAGAACATTTTAAGTTGTTAAAAATGTATGCACCTAAAGTTGATTACTCTGGCGATCATTGGGAAACTTGGATAAACATGGGCGCAAAAGATGACAAATGATGAATTCGATTATGAAATAGATAACATCGTAGAAGAGTGTGATGCTATACGTAGAAAACTCGAAGGTGTTGGTTTATCCGATGCCTTGGTTCATATAGTTCGTTTAGCTTTCACACAAGGAGCGGTGTATAGCTCTGCGCAAGCAATGAGGATAGCTTATGGAAGTAATAACAACCCCAACTCACTGGGATTGTGAGTGTAAAGAAAACTACATACATCCAAAGACTCTAGACTATTGTCCTAAATGTGATGTTTACCAAGATGATCAGCCCGATTCAATCTTGATTGAAGTATTAAAAAATAATGAGAGGGAGGAAGTGTAATGTCTTTTATAAATAGAACTATAGTCTCTGTTAAATTTGATGAAAATATTACTATTCACGAGTTAGTTAAATTGTTAGAGGAAAAATTTTTAAAAGCTAAAAATACTTATGAGATGTCTTCTAAACATTTCCCGAAGAAAAAACAATATCAACTAACATTTTATCAAGTTGAGTTTGATTTCGATGACCCTGATCTGTATGACAGTGATGGTACACCGTTTGGGCATAAGGGCTAAAAGGAAAAAATGAACTATGAAAAACTATCTTGAATTGTTAACTTCATTTATAATTAATACTGTTCCTTGGGTGTTTATGTACTTCTTGTTCATTGACTCAGGGTTCATAGAAAATTTTAACAACTATATAATTTAGGAGGTAAAGGTATGCCCCGCGACCCAGTAGATATTGCAGAGTTAGAAAGAGACTATGAAGAAACCTATGGTTCAAAAGAGCAAAGGTTTAACGATTGGTGGCAACATCAGGAAGAGATGGCAGATATAGATAGACGTATTGGTATTCGTTACGAGGCATTCGTTTCAGATGAATCTGATGTTGAATGGCGATATGTTATTGAATGCAAAGACTTTTTTGAGGCAGTCTCAGAACTGAAACCGACCTTAGCGAAAGGTGAAAAAATAATTTCAATAAAGGAGATATAAAATGAAAAGAAAGACTATGATAAAGTTTTGCAAAAAAACTCAAGAAGCAGCTATGAAATATAATTTATCCGATTTAGAAGTTATTGAAGCTTTGCTGGTAATGTATTCATCAATAGCAAAGCTGCATGAGATTTCAAAGGATGAAGCGTTAAACGGTCTGAGTGTAACGCTAGACATGATTTATGAAGAATCCGAAGAGGAGGTAGTGCATTAATGAGTCATATGAAAAGACAAGTTTTAAACTGGGAAGTTTATACTTCAGGACATAAGATATTAATTAAGGATAAAACTTATCCCGAAGCTATAGAACTTGCGGAGCAGTACGGCACACCGTTTGCGATTACGCAAATTAGTTCTGAAAGCTATGCTGAGAAAAAACAGCAAGCATCTACATTAAAATTTACGGAATGATATAAATCTCTTTATTTTACAAAGAGATTTATATCATTCCTTCAAAGGAGAACGCTATGCAAATTAATGAGGTTAGAAGGGAAATGAGTGAGTTTGATCTAGCCCTAGAAGAATACAAGCAAATGGTTGAATTTGGCCCGCTTGTTTCTGACTTGGTTGACGCAGTGTTAATAAAAACCAGAAGTGAAGAAGATGATATAAGATTCTCATGTGCCAGAGCATTAGGGAGAGTTACAGGAATGATGCCCGCAGTACTGGCTATTGAAGATTTTGAAAAGCGTAAACAAAAACTAATCCAAATGACAAAGGAGAACAGCAATGACTAATGTACTTTCAATAAACAACAACCGTAAGCATATGCTTGACCTATACTACAATGGATATGGTCAAGCTAATTTTGATACTGAAATAACACCGTTATTCTTTTATCCTACGGATTCGGCGAATTGCCCTGATGTCTCAGTAGAGTCTAGCAAGATGGCTATCTATCGTGGGGATACTTGGGATGAGTTAGGAGTTGTTAGCAAAAAGTATCATCTAGTTACTCATAAACAAATGATTAATAATCAACGTGCTATTCTTGAGCGTTCTGATCTTGATTGCACTGGTATTCAGGAGAAGATCACCATTGGTGGCAACGGCTCTAAGTGCTTTGTTCATCACACTCTCCCGGCTCATAGTTTAACTACCCCGGATGGTGATACTGCTGTTCTAACTTTCCTTGGTACTAACAGCTACGATGGTACGTTTAGTTTCTTACTGTCGGGAGGTGCTAGGCAAAATGCTTGTATGAATGGTCAGGTCTGGACTAAAAATGCAGCGACTATTTACACGGCTAAACATTCCAAGAATCTTAATATAAATCACGCAGCTAGGGTTGTTGGCGGTGCTTTAGAAGTGTTCGCCCAGCAAAATGATATGTGGTCAAAGCTTAGAAATACATTTATTTCTACACATGAAGCTAAGATAGCGATCTTCCATGCGCTGAATTTAGGTTCTGATTTTAATGAGTTTGAAACCAAGTTGATGGAAACAGGCAAAGCCAATAAAGATTATGTATATCTTTTAGATGCTTGGGAAAAGTACTCTAGAAAACTTGGTAAGAATCAGTGGACTTTGTATAATACTTTCACTGATTGGTCAACCCATGCTCCAGCTGCGAGAAAGGGTTCAGATATTAGTACCTTACAGCGTAAACGTGAGGCAACAGTTCAGAATGTAGTAACTAAGCTGGCTGCTTAAACCAACTAACAGTTGCCAAGGATGGCATTTTTAAAGGAGGTAACATGAGTTGCAAACAAACTGAAATGTATCTAGAAAATAAATACGAAGAAGGATTAGATAAAGGGTTATCTGATTTAGAAGCAGAGCAATATGCTTTGAATTCAATGGAAGATAGTGAAACAGTTGCACTTTGTTATTGGAAACCTGTATCAGCCGATAGAGATATACATACAACATCTTGCGGGAGAATCGCTAGTTTCCAAGATGAAGCTGAAGCTATGCATAGACCTGAAATAGACAAATATACATACATTTGCTCTCGTTGTGGAGGGAGAGTAACAGCATGAATAAACTTTTAAATATTATTAAAGAACAATCATTTATGTATCATTCTGAGTTTCATGGTATTAATCATTGGAATAGGGTAAAAACAAATGGACTTGAGATTGCCAGATTAAATGGAGCAAACCGTAGCATCATCCAGTACTTTGCAGTATTACATGATTGTATGAGAGAAAACGAAGATGATGATCCTGAACATGGTGCTAGGGGTGCTGAGTTTGCAAAGCTACACAGAGATTTAATTGATCTTAATGATTCTGATTTTGGAATACTGTGTATAGCCGTGAAGGATCATACTTCTGGTAAACCTTGGTCTAAAGAAGCCAAGAATCCTACTGTTGCTGCTTGTTGGGACGGTGACAGACTTGATTTACCTAGAGTAGGAATAGAGGTTGACCCGTATCAGCTAGTATCAGATGAAGGTAAGATTATTTTAAATCAAAGGAGAAAATATAATGAACATATTTTATTTGGATAGTCATCCAAGAATCTGTGCTGAAAACCACTGCGACAAACACTGTGTTAAAATGATTTTAGAATATGCCCAGCTGTTATCCACGGCTCATCGTGTACTTGATGGTAATGAAAACAAAGAATTACCTGACGATAGGCAAGATGTATTGTACAAGGCTACACACGTTAATCATCCAAGTGCTGTCTGGGTTAGACAAAATTCTGCTAATTATAAATGGCTTTATAAAATGTGGATGCATCTTCTATTTGAATATAGTTTTAGATACAACAAGATGCACAAGTCGGCATTCCTTTCAGTATACTTGGAAGACCTTCCAGTAAATATCCCAACCGGGGAGTTTACTGAGCCGACATTGGCTATGCCGGATGAATGCAAACTACATGGCGTTAGTCATGTAGAGTCTTATAGAAATTATTACAATAAAGAAAAAGCCTACATGGCTAAGTGGAACTATACAGCCCCGCCAATGTGGTTTGGAGAACAGTATGCCTAGACAAAAGTATGAGACAACGCATAGCTTAAAGGAAGAGCAAAGTTTTGCTGACATGATCCAAACCGTTTGGGATTGTGAGTTAACAAAGATGCCAGTGCAATACGGAATAGATTACTGTTGCTACCGAGGTGGCACTTTAATCGGGTTTGCTGAACTAAAAAACAGAACATGCAGGAAGGAGCAGTACCCTACATATATAATAAGTTTAAGTAAATATTTGAAAGCTAAGGAGTTTTCCCGGTCTCTTAGCAAACCAACTAACCTCTGTGTTAGATGGTTAGACCAATCAGGATACATAAGATTGGATACAATTAGTGACTTTTGCATATCCCAAGGTGGTAGAACAGACAGAAATGATTGGCAGGATGTTGAGCCAGTACTCCATATAGATATTAATAGTTTCATTAGGATATGATTATGTTTAATAATATACAACATGAAATAATTAAATGTTTAAAAGATATAAAAGATACTTATAATTCTTCTTACGACAACTACCACAGGTTGCTTGTAGTACTTTCTTTAAGTTGTTATATAATAAGTTTAATAGGTGCTTTACTGGTCTTTATAGAGATTATAGAACTAAAAGACTTTGAAAGCAAGACAGGATTTATTCCATCCACAATTGAGTTTGCACTGCTGGCTGTTGTTGGCTGGCATGCAAGTCAGAAGCTTGCGGATAGAATAATAGTAAAGTCGTAACTTTTTTCTTGACATGCCACAAGAAAGGAATTACGATCCAATTTCAATCAACAATACACAAGAGGTGTAATATGCCAGTTGTATCTGGAACCGCTTACTGGGCAAGCGTAACTCAGCCCAACACAACTTACGATCCAGTTTATTCAGTTAATCTGGTTGTTGACAGCAAGACCGCCAAGGATTTTGAATCTCGTGGTTTCTCCATCAAGGAGATGGATGAAGGCCCGGCACTTGTTATCAAGCGCAAGGTCAATGGCCCCAACGGTATGGTGCGCTCTGCACCAAAGCTTTTTGATGCCGCCAAGCGCGAGATCAATTGTCTGGTTGGCAACGGCTCCAAGGTTAAAGTTCAGTACAAGGAGTGGGAGTCCAACTACAAAGGTACTAATCACAAAGGTCTGGACTTCATGGCTATGCAGGTCATTGATCTGGTCAGCTATGCTAACCAGCCCGGTGATGAGTTTGAAGTTGAAGCAGATTCAGCTGATCCTTTTGAGGATGAGTTGTGATTTACGAAGTAGACGGCAGAAGGTACGATATCTCCACTATGGGCGAGGAAGTCAAGGAAGACTTCCTTACTCTTTCAGAGGTACAGAACGAACTTATCCTACTGGGTAAGAAAGCTTATGTACTTAAGTGTTGTGCTGCCGAACTTAATCGTAAAATCCAAGCTGCTTTGACTGACGAGGCTCTAGTTCAGGAAGAATGAGTTCCCCTCACCTTCACCTGTTTACTCCTTTCAGGTGAACTTTAGGGAGGGCCGTAAAAAGCCCTCCCTTTTTTTTCTGAGGATACTTATAAATGTCATTCATTAAAACACACATCTATTGTCCTAATTGCAAGGGGTCAGACCCTGCATCTTTAAACGAGGATGGTTCTGCCTATTGCTTTAGTTGTAACAGTTATATAAAAGATTATGAAAAAGCCACTGAGGGTGAGGTATTTATGGCTCAACAAAAATCAATAAACATTACTCAAAGTCTACCCGATATTATTGATACCAGTTCGGGGGAGTTTAACCCCCTTACGGACAGGGGAATATCATTAGAAACAGCCAAGTTCTTTGGCGTTAAATCCTTAAAAAATATTAATGGAAAAATCTGTAGGCATATGTACCCGTACTATGTTGCCAATGAGGTAGCAGGTTACAAGGTGCGTGAACCTAACAAGATTTTTTCTTGGAAGGGCACATCAATAGGTACTGGTCTGTTCGGGCAGAACCTGTTTTCTGAAGGTGCTGCAAAGCGTATCACCATAACTGAAGGCGAGTGCGATGCAATGGCATCCTATGAAATGCAAGGTTCAAAGTGGCCTGTAGTTTCCCTGAAGAATGGTGCAGCAGGTGCAGAACGTGATGTGAAGAACTCACTTGAGTTCCTAGAAAAATATCAGGAAGTAGTTATCAACTTTGATAACGACCAGCCGGGACGGGAAGCTGCCCGCAAGGTGGCTAGGTTATTGAGTCCGGGCAAAGCTAAGATACTCACGATGCCTGAAGAATTCAAAGATGCTAATGACATGCTGAAGAAAGGCATGCGTCAGAAGTACATGGAAGCTTGGTGGGGCGCAAAGCTTTACACTCCAAGCGGGGTTGTCAGGGCCAGCGATTGCTTTGACAGCTGGATGAACAGGGAAAAGAAAGACTCTATACCATTCCCTTGGGAAGGTCTCAACAAGAAGCTGTACGGCATCAGGCAGGGCGAGTTGCTGACTGTTACTGGAGGCACCGGCCTTGGTAAGTCTAGTGTTGTACGAGAACTGGAACACTGGCTGCTTACTACAACCAAAGATAATCTGGGCATCATTGCTCTTGAAGAAAATCAGAACAGGACTCTTGATGGCATCATGTCTATTGAAGCTAATGACAGGATATACATTGACCACATCAGGGAAAAGTATGACTACGATTATCTCTCTGCCATCTGGAAAAAGATAAATGGTGATGGGAACGATGGCAGGGTCTGGGTGTACTCGCATCTTGGTGTTCAGGATGTTGAAGAGATATACAGTAAGATCAGGTTTATGATTATCGGCTGCGACTGTAAGTGGATTGTGCTTGACCACTTGCATATGCTTGTGTCGGCTTACACCGAAGGTGATGAGCGTAGGATCATTGATAGCATCATGCACAGGCTCCGTTCAATAGTGGAGGAGACAGGGGCAGGAATGATATTGGTGTCCCATTTGAGACGCACAGAGGGCAACAGGGGCCATGAGAATGGTATTACTGTTAGCCTTAGCCACTTGCGGGGCAGTCAAAGCATAGCCCAGTTAAGCGATTGTGTTATCGCTCTTGAGCGCAACCAACAGTCTGATGATCCCGAGGAAGCTAACACCACTACAATGCGTGTACTTAAATCCAGATACACCGGGGATGTAGGTAAGGCTACAAACTTGCATTATAATAATGAAACAGGCAGACTCAACGAAGTGTTTGATGATGAGTTTGATGAAGAGGTAGGGGATTTACTGTGAACTTAGTCTTTGACATAGAAACAAACGGCCTAACAAATTGTAATACTATCTGGTGCGTTGTTGCTTATGACATTGATGGCGAGATGCTGCACAGCTTTGGGCCTAAAGAAATAGATGAAGGCATAGAGTTTGTTAGTCAGGCCGATAAACTTATCGGGCACAACATCCTTGGATTTGATATACCAACAGTCAAGAGACTGACAGGTGTCAACCTGTACGATAAAAAGATTGTTGACACACTTGTCTTATCTAGACTTTTCAATCCTACTCGGGATGGCGGTCACGGTCTTGAGTCTTGGGGTTATAAGCTTGGCTATAACAAGATTGAGTTCAATGACTTCAGCAAGTTTTCAAGTGAGATGCTTGAGTACTGTGAGCGCGATGTGCAACTCAATGCTAGGGTCTATTTGCAACTGCGCAAAGAAGCCCAAGGTTTTTCCGGGGACAGCATCAAGCTGGAGCATCAGTGCTACCGTCTGCTAGACGAGCAGCGCATCAATGGTTTTATGTTTGATACCGACCACGCCTCTGCACTTCTTTCTACATTAAATAAAAGACTAGTTGAGGTTGTTGATGAGGTTCACCAGCAGTTCAAACCTAAGGTTGAAACCATCAGGCTGTATGCCAGAGAAACCAAGTCGGGAGTTCCGGCCCGAATGGCTGACACAGCATCGGGGAACCGCGTCAGAATGACAGACGAGGAGTTCAAGATTGCATGTGTCGCTGGGTTCGTTGATAGGCATCTTGAAACAGAATTCAATCTTGGTTCCCGCAAACAGATTGGCGAGTATCTGCAAGACTTTGGCTGGAAGCCAACCAAGTTTACCCCTACTGGTCAGCCGATAGTTGATGAAGGTACGCTTATGGAAATAGATGACATTCCTCAAGCACAGCTTATAGCGGAGTACCTGCTGCTTCAGAAGCGGATAGCACAGATTAAATCTTGGTTTAAGTTTTCATGCGAGGATGGCAGGGTTCATGGTTATGTCAATTCAAATGGGACTATTACTGGACGCATGACACACCGCGATCCCAATATGGCACAAGTACCAAGTACCCGTGCGCCATATGGAAAAGAATGCAGGAAATGCTGGCGTGTACCTACTGGTTATAAACTGGTAGGTATTGACGCTAGTGGTTTGGAATTGCGTATGCTGGCCCACTATATGAATGACGAGGAATTTACAAATGAAATACTCAATGGAGACATCCACACAGCTAATCAAAAGCTTGCAGGACTTGAATCAAGAGATCAGGCTAAAACTTTCATCTATGCACTCATATACGGAGCAGGAAATGAAAAGCTTGGAACAGTGGTTGGGGGAAACAAAAATCATGGTAAACGACTTAGGGAATCTTTTCTTAATAATCTCCCAGCATTTGCTGCTCTTGCAAAACGAGTTGAAAGAGCAGCATCAAAAGGTTATGTCCGGGGAATAGATGGGCGCAAGATATTTATTAGATCATCACATGCTGCCTTGAACTCGCTGCTTCAAGGTGCAGGTGCAATCGTGATGAAGAAAGCTTTGGTTCTATTTGATGACAAGCTAAAGTCAAACAATCTTAATGCCAAGATTGTAGCTAACATCCACGATGAGTGGCAGGTTGAGGCTCTGGCGCAGGATGCTGAACTGGTTGGTGAACTTGGTATTGATGCTATAGTAGAGGCAGGTGTTGCATTAGAACTAAACTGCCCGCTTGATGGGGAATACAATGTAGGAGATGATTGGAGCGGGACACACTGAGGGTTATCTATGACTTATCTAGTTGAATGCGAAAGCTGCAACGAAGATTTAAAAGTACAGCATCTTCACTGGGAGGAGATTGTTTGTGTTGAGTGTGGTGACACAGTCAAAAACAATCTACCTGAAATTTATCGTGATTATATTAATCTGCAATACAAGGATGGTATCTGGTATTACATTGGGGGATCAGCAGGTAGGCAAACTTTGGAATCACACATGCGGAAAAATAAAAAACGCATGTATGTTGGTGGTAAATATATTCCTGTTTCTGACCCGACCCACACACCCGGGGTATACAAAAATTACAATGATGTAGTATTTAATGAATACTATAAAAATAAAAAAATACAGGAAGGTAATGTTTATTTAATATCAAATCCCGCTTGGGAAAGCTGGCTGAAGATAGGCCGTGCTATGTCAGTGCCGGATAGACTTAATGCTTTTCAAACCGGGTCTCCGCACAGAGATTATAAAATTGAATATTCAATAGCCGTGTCAGACGCACCGCTTGTAGAAAAACTTTTTCATGAAGAACTTAAAAAAAAGAAGTTTCGTTCTAGAAATGAATGGTTTAAACTAAGTGTTTCCGATGCATTAAATACACTCAATCAGGTAATAGATAATGCCGAAAACAATTGATACATTAATAGAAGACATATACGCCACGCTAAAACCTCTGACAGAGGGTAATCCTGTAGATGTATCAGATGAACTCATTGAAGAATTTGGTGAATCAATGAAACAGGCTTTCATTAGTTGGGCAAGACCCGCTGAAAGAAACTCAAACTTTACTTTAAGAATGTCTAACGTAGGTAGACCTATGCGCCAGCTGTGGTACGACTCCCGGGCTGAATCTAAAGATGGGGGCATGTCACCAAGTTTAATGATTAAATTTTTGTATGGGCATATTCTTGAAGAACTGGTACTACTGCTGGTCAAGCTTTCAGGCCACGCCGTTTCCGACCAACAGAAAGAAGTTACTGTTGATGGTATCCAAGGACATATAGATTGTAAAATAGATGGTGAGGTAGTGGATGTTAAGACTGCTTCCAGTTTTTCATTTAGTAAATTTAAATACGGAACTCTGGCAGAGAACGACCCCTTTGGATATCTGGGTCAGCTTGCGGGTTACGAGGCTGCTGAAGGCACTAACTCTGGTGGGTTCCTTGTTATCAACAAGGAAAGCGGAGAACTGTGTTTATTCATTCCAGAGGACTTGGACAAGCCTAACATTGAAGACAGGATTAAGTCAGTTAAAGATATAATAGTATCCGACTCACCGCCCGCAAGGTGTTACCCGATTGAAGATGAAGGCGCGAAAGGCAACCAAAAGATTTCTAAGAACTGCTCCTACTGCAACTATAAGTATGATTGCTATGCTGATGCCAATGATGGGCGGGGGTTGAGGGCGTTTAAGTACGCTAAAGGTTTAGTGTACCTGACAGAGGTTGTTGTTGCCCCGAATGTTGAGGAAGTTTTATGAACGGCAGACAAGCAAAACGGATAAGGAAACTAGCCAAGCTAGAACTTGTAGACTGGCTGCGTGGGCAGCTTGGGAAAGAAGATCAGGCTAGTATCACTATTGATAATATCTTAAGCAAGCTGTCAACACAGACGCACTTCCTTCTTCAAGGAAAATATACAGTGGCTCCATATTCTTTTAGGTGGGCCATAAAGCAGATCAAAAAGAATGAACGAAGAAAACGATCATCTTAATGAGTTGCTCATGATCATTGGGTTAGAGATATATAAGCATAATAAGAATGTGTATCTTAGTGATGACACATTAATGCATTTATATGAACTAATAGAAATAGAATTAATAAACAGGGAAGAGGTTGTAATACATTGAAGGCCAAAATTAGAAATGGACTTCGTAAGAAAAGGCGGGAGCGTCCAGTACAAAAGAATGTCCCGGCTAACTACGATTCAATTTGGGAATCTGAATTACATACTGGGCTGCTGAAAGGCTGGAAACACCACAGTAAAATTCTAGACTACACCGTAAACCATAAGTATCATCCAGACTTTGTTAAGAAAATAGGGCGTGTAACCTATCTCATAGAGGCCAAGGGCAGGTTCTGGGACTTTGCAGAGTACAGTAAATATATCTGGATTCAGAAAGCATTGCCCCGGGATTATGAGTTAGTATTTTTATTTGCCAATCCTGCTGCTCCGATGCCACAAGCTAAACGTAGAAAGGATGGCACAAAACGGAGCCACTCTGAGTGGGCTGAATCAAATGGATTTAAATGGTACAGCGAGTATACCCTGCCGGATGAATGGGTTGATATGGAATATCGCAAGAGCGAGAGTTTTGTAAACGAGTACTTTGATGAAAATAAGGAGACAGACTAATGTCTATTGATAACGCAACACCAGAAGAGTGGTATGCAGTAGGACAGAAACTGAGGGCAGAAAAGCAACATGATATTGTTAACTCTCCCGCCCATTATAACCAAGGCAATATTGAATGTATTGATGCTATCCGCGCAATGCTTTCGCCCGAGGAATTTGTAGGTTACTGCCGGGGCAACAGCTTGAAGTATCGCTGGAGGTTCAGATACAAAAATGGAATTGAAGACTTACGCAAGGCTGAATGGTATGAAAAGCGTATGATGTCCACAATTATCAAGGAAGGAATTGTGCCGTGAGTAATGACAAATTAGGTGTGCAGGAATATCTAGGATTAAAAATAGATTACGACAAGGAGGCTTTACTGGATGCTTTTGCAATTGCGACATTGAAAGATAGATATTTCTGGGAAGGAGAAACTCATGCTCAAGAAGCTTTTGCTAGGGCTGCTGTATACGGGGCAACGTACAAAGGGGTTACTGATTTCGGTCTTGCACAGCGACTTTATACCTATGCTAGTAATATGTGGTTCATGTTTAGCACTCCTATCCTTAGTAACGGGGGAACTAGCCGTGGCCTACCTATCAGCTGCTTTCTTAATTTTGTTCCTGATTCCCGCCACGGTCTTTCTGCTCATTATGATGAGAACATATGGCTGGCAAGCACAGGTGGAGGGATCGGTGGTTATTGGGGCCATGTGCGGAGTAATGGTGTGGATACTACTCACGGTAGTAAGTCTACTGGTTCCATCCCTTTCATGCACGTTGTAGACAGCCAGATGCTGGCCTTCAACCAAGGCGTTACACGGCGGGGTAGCTACGCTGCTTACATGGATATCAGTCATCCAGAGATAGAAGAGTTTATAGCCATGCGCAAGACTACTGGTGGGGACATCAACCGCAAGTGCCTCAACCTGCACAACGCAGTTAACCTGACTAACGATTTCTTGGATGCCGTAGAGAATGACAGCGAATGGAGGCTGATAGACCCCAAGAGCAACACTGCGGTCAAGACCGTGTCGGCCCGTGATTTGTGGTTTCAGATCATTAACACCCGGGCAGAAACCGGGGAGCCTTACATTGTTAACATTGATACCTGCAATGCAGCCCTGCCCAAACAACAGAAAGACTTGGGGCTTCAAATAAAGCAAAGTAATCTTTGTTCTGAAATAACCCTAGCAACCAATGAAGAAAGGACAGCTGTCTGCTGCCTGTCCAGTGTTAACTTAGAATACTATGACCAGTGGAGCGATGACGATAATTTCATCCCCGACCTGATCACAATGCTGGATAACGTGCTAGAGCATTTCATTGCAGCTATCGTGGACACTAACAACTTGGGCGGGTACACAGCTAACTTTAAACGATTTAAAAGCTACGTTAAGCCGGGCATGGAGGGCTACACAAAGGCAGCTTATTCTGCCTACAGGGAGCGTTCTGTGGGCCTAGGAGCGATGGGATTTCATACCTATCTTCAGGCACACCACATCCCGTTTGAAAGCATGTACGCCACGGCATTCAACCACAGGGCATTCAATAACATTAAGACTAAGGCAGTTGAGGCCACAGAACAGCTGGCTGCTGCAAGAGGGGAGGCTCCCGATGTAAGCGGTAGCAACAGGCGCAACGCACATCTCATGGCGGTGGCTCCTAATGCCTCCAGTTCAATTATATGTGGTGGTACAAGCCCCTCTATTGAACCGTTCCGGGCTAATGTGTACACACATAAAACCCTGTCGGGCAGCTTTAAGGTCAAGAATAAATACTTAGACGATTTAATCTTTGAGATGTTCCCGGGTAGCCAGAAAAAACGTGATGAAATTTGGCGGGATATTTCGGCCCACGGCGGGTCTATTCAACACATGGATATCTTTACCGAGGATCAGAAAGAGATATTTAAAACTGCCCCCGAGATAAACCAGATATGGATTATTGAACATGCACATCAGCGTCAGGATTATATCTGCCAGAGCCAGAGTGTTAACCTATTCTTTGTCCCGCCTAAAGCCACGGAACCGCAGCAGGTTCACGATGAGTATCTTCAATATGTGAATGATGTACACTGGGCCGGGGCCAAGAAGCTGAAGTCGCTGTACTACCTGCGGTCTGATGCTGCTAGGTCAGCAGAGAATGTTAACATTAAGATTCCCCGCATTGATCTGGGTGTTTGTTTAAGTTGTGAAGGTTAGTTACAATGGGTAAGAATACAATTAAAGAAGCTAACAAACTTATAAAAGAAGGCAAGGGCGTAAAAGGTACGTCCATCGGACGAGGTAATATCAAACGTAGCACGATGAGTAAATATCAAAAGGCTTCGCACAAAAAATACCGGGGCCAAGGCAGGTAGTTATGGAATGCAAATGCGATCCCAATTCTTGGGGAACATTGGAAAAGTTAGACATCTGTGAGACACCAGAGTTTGATGATCTTACTGGCACATGCTTCAACTGTTATCATGAACGTAAGTGCCACAAAGAATATTGGGAAGAGTTTGGACAATTTCATTATGGTGAGGAAAAAGGCAATGGCTAAAATTACGTTAAATATTGATGTTGATGAAGATTGTCTTGATCAACTTATAGTCAAAGAGTTGGAGCGTACGCTTGACAATGCCAGATGTTTTAAAAAAAACTACGCGCTTAAAGAAGACAGGAAGTATTATAAGAAACTTGCCAAGCATTTGAAGACAGTGCTTGGTCATTTTGGTGTGGATTATAAAAAATAAAGAAGGAGATAACGAATGAGTTTACTTAGCACTAGAGATTACTACAAGCCTTTTGACTACCCGTGGATGTTTGACTACTACTTCCAGCAGAACCAGATGCACTGGTTCCCAGAGGATGTACCCCTGCACAATGATGTTAAGGATTGGCAGGACATGAGTAACGAGGAGAAGAACCTTCTGACGCAGATATTTAGGTTGTTCACTCAGTCAGATGTGGATGTAGGTAGTGGTTACATTGACCGCTACATGCGCATCTTCAAGAAGCCGGAAGCCCGGATGATGATGGGCGCATTCGCCAACATGGAGTCTATTCATCAACACGCCTACAGCCTGTTGTTGGATACGGTAGGTATGCCCGAGATAGAATACAAAGCCTTTGCTGAGTACGAGGAGATGTCCGACAAGCATGAGTATGTCAACAGCCTACGCATATCAGTGAAGGACAAAGGTTCAATTGCTAAGAACCTCGCCGTGTACAGTGCCTTCACCGAGGGGCTACAGTTGTTCAGCAGCTTTGTTATCCTGCTAAACTTCCCCCGCTTTGGGCGTATGAAGGGCATGGGCCAGATAGTTAGTTACAGTATCAAAGATGAGTCTCTGCATGTAGAAGCGATGACCCGCCTGTTCCGGGAGTTTATTCAGGAGAATCTGGATATTTGGACAGATGATTTCAAGAAAGAAATCTATCAGGCATGCCGGGACATGGTCAGGTTGGAGCAAAAGTTCTTGGATTTAGTGTTTGAGATGGGTGATATCCGAGGATTAACCCGATCAGAAATGGGTGATTATGTTCATTATATAGCTGACCGTAGACTGCTACAGCTGGGTCTCAAGCCCAACTACAAGGTTAAGGACAACCCACTGCACTGGTTGGATGATGTGCTTGGCGTTGAACACCAAAACTTTTTTGAAGGTAGGGCAACAGCCTACATGAAAGCAGGACTGCGTGGTAAGCAGGAGAATGTGGTATGGAAGGGAATCTAATATCTTTTAAGTTACTTATTAATTTGCAGGGTGACCTGATAACAGAAATGAGTATGCTGCCTAAAGATAAAATAAATAAAGTGTTCAAAAAAGAAGATGCCCCGCTAATTTATAAAGCAATTAGCGAGGCTGAGTTAAAGTTGGAGGGGCTACACAAATATCTTGAAGATGAGATATGTGCGTTTAATAACTCCAGACTGTAGGACGAATGCCTTCATCTAGATCATCGATGTGGATGAAACGGCCTGAGCCTTTCTGGTTAATACCTATACCAGTAAACCCGGAATTGAGAGCAGCCTGTACTAGCTTATAGGCGTTCTCATGGGTTACGCCTATATCTATTGCACGACCACTAGCATGTGCGCCCGGAGTAGATTTTTTAGCTTCTATTGGATGTTCCGGGCAGCGGTATGCGCTGGTAACGGGAAAGGGAAACCCTAACTCCTCACGCAGCTTTTCTACTTTCTGCATGAAGTCATCGTTCATGCCCTGTTCCCCGCAGTGGGAACACTTCAGTTCATTCTCTGTAAAGTACTTCATACTGCACACGCCTTCATGACCTTACCACCATGTACTCGCTTCTGACGTTTTTTGACAATAACATCATACATCTTTTTACGTTCTTCTTCGGCTTGTTCAGGACTGTCATAGCCTTTGATAACACCAGTATCTATCAGCTTTTTGAATTTCATTACAGTCCCTTTATCTGAAAGTATTGTGCCCTTTTCGGGGTCATAGCTAGGAAGTAGATACTCCTTACCATTTACTCCCAGCCCTTTGATGTACATGGTTACATCATCTCCCTCCATCTTTCCAGCCATACCACCACGCACTACTGCATCATGGTAGCTTTGTAAGAATTCAAAGTTTTCTGGATGTATGTAACCGCCTTTTTTATAACCATGTAACTCCTGACTTTGGGCGGGAGTCATATAGCGGGCTTGCTGCTCATCTATCAGTTTGGTTATACGCTCCTCTGCTTCAGCCCTATCCCGGGCATCCATAGCAAAACCAAGGTTGTTATTAAACTGATCCATTTCCCGTTCAGGGACGTTGGATATAACTTCTCTAGCATTGATAAAGAACTTGGCTGTCTCTGGGCGTTTAGAATTTTTAGCCAACCAACCTAAAGCAAGATGTCGTGCTGCGTCTCCCCGCCCGTCCATCTCTTCTCGCTGACCATATTTCATGCCGAGTGATTTAGCCCACTGGATATCTTCCGGTGTCATGCCAAAGAAACGAGTGGCCTGTGTACCTGCTACGTCAGCCCCCTTTCTCAGCTTGTTAGCAATAGATTGGAAGATAGACTTAGCTATTTTACCGCCTTCAACATAGTTACTTCTTGGATCATTTATATCAAACAATGAAGCATTGAAAGTTTTAAACTGATTCGGCTTGAACAATATATAAGAATAGGGGTCTTCTCCGGGGGCAGAAAGTTCAACCTCATTCTTATACTTTATAGAATCAAATCCCAGCTTTTCTAACTCTTCTCTAAATCTTTTAGAGAATGCCCATACTTTTAATCTATCTACTGGATCAGTAGGCTGCCCATATATATTAGCATCTAAAACATCTTTAGCCAGACGTTCCAAACCAGATAAAGCTTCTTTTCTTTTTTCATCTGACATATTAGTCAGCCTAGCAGACTGTGCAACTATAGCCCGCATAGTTTTAGTTTTTTCGCGAGGATCACCTAACCTAGTATAAACATCCCAACGACCAATATCCTCTAATTCAAGCGGATTACGAACCTGTATATATCCTTTTTGCATAGCTATTGGGTTAATAAATGGTTCGGTTCTGGCTACATCCGACTGATCTTTAAAGAATCTATCTGTTTCTTTTTTGGTAAATTGCTGCGCTAGAAAATCTGGTGCGTCCATTTTATCATACATAGCCTGTCTAGCTATGATATGAGATGAGCCTGAAGACCCTACATGCATACCTATTTCATCAGAACCTGCTATTGCAATATCAAATTCAGTATCTTGTCCCGAACTGGTTGCTCTATAGACAGGTTCTTTTTTATCAGACCTTTCGGTAAACGCCTTCCTACTTTTATTTCTAGATGCTTCACTTACGACAGGCGGGGTATATTCTAAACTAGTACCCTGTGGCATATCACCAAAAACTTCATCTACCATATCCATAATTTCAGGATTGTTTTTAGCCTCTAGTTCTAGCAGATACATATCTTCTCTTATAGACTCAACTTTAGGATTGAGAATTTCTTCACTTTGCTTTGTCCGTGTAATATAAGGTTCTGTTACTGCCTCTTCATAATCAAGTATACGTCCTAATGGGGCTTCTGCTGGTGATTCCCCAGTTATTTCGCGGTACACTTCAGTTAAATAATCATTGGCTTCATCAAACTGATAGTCATCTGGATCAGTTACCTTGTTCAAATCAAACTTAACTTTTGTTTCTTCTACTGCTGTGGTCAGCCCATAGAAAGTGTCTTCATCTAAATTGAAATATTTTGGGTTAGCTATCTTATCCAAAGGTTCTTCACTTACTAAAGCCTTCCTTAAAAAATCACTTATAGGTTTACCAACTTTTTGTGCGATCTTCCCGCCCAAAGCAAAACCTTGACGATCTTCTTCATCAATGAAAGCAGCACCCGCCTGTTCGTTATAAGGTAGTCCTGTCATTTTATCTATACGCTCATCGGGTTCTTCAGGAACTTTAGGAACGTCTAATACAACACCTCCCTTAGCATACATGCTAAACGGCTTTTCTTCTTTAGGCGTTACGGCTTCTTTTATATTTTTATCCGCATCCCTTAAAAACTTTCTATAATTATCTAAAGCTTCCTGACCGCCTACTGTAGATATCGCACCATAACCCGGAACTTTTGTTCCAACAAATTCTGCAATATTTCCAGTTTTAACCAGCTTCAATGCATCCCCAGCTAACGGCCCAAAGGGAGCAGCAATATAATTTATTGTACCAGTGTCATAATATTTTGCACTTGTCTGCGCCCTCTGAAACATATCAAGATAAGAACCAGCACCGCCCCAACGCAAGAATGCTTTTTGGTATGCAGCTTCTGGCCCGTCTTCTTCGCTTGTTCCGTGGCTTCTAGCCCAGTTAGTAAACCTAGCTGTCTCAGTCATAATGTAAGCAGCAGCAAATGTTTTGGGGACATTACCAACAGGATTGTCTACCATTTTACTAACAGCTTTTTTAAGAATAGTATTTGTAAATGCAGCCGGATAGCCCATCAACAGGAAGAACACACTAGATTTAGGATTAGAATGCAGTAAGGGTTTTAAGCCGGAGGCAGCTGATGGATTAAGAATAACTTCGTTAGTGTATCTCCCCGCACCTTTTTGAATTTGCTTCATAAAAGGATCATCAGTTTGCATACCGCCATTGTACCAAGCTAGAGCATCGTCAACTTTAATTCCAAACTCAGCTAGTTCTCTGCGCTTGTTCATTATACGTCTGCTTGCAGCTAGTCCTTGGTTCTGCCCAATAGCCTCAATGTTATCTACGATCATATTTTTGCCGGAGATATATGAAGACATTTGAACAAACTTTGTCCACTGGTCTAGCATGTTAGCCCGGAAAAATACGTTGTTTAATTTACGCATTCTTCCTGTAGAAAGGGCTTCACCAGCCAGCCTGTCAGTAACATCAGCTGCTGCCTGATCCATAGCAAGACCAATCTCTTGCATCTCCCGCCATATTTCAGGTTCGGTATAGCCTTCTTTAAGAAGCTTGTTTTTAGCTTGAGTTGATATAGTTTTGAATGAATTTTCAGAGGCTCCAAAAAATCCTTTAGCAGTATTGCGTACACCAGCTTTAGAAATATTAATAAATATTTCAGTTAAGCTGGACAAAGTAGCAAGCGGAAGTAGTGCTACCCTTGTACCCAAAGAATAAGCATCAACAATACTCTGCCCTGTAGACCCGAACCTATCTAAGTTTTCGCCTGTAATAGAACGATATACATCTAGTATATCTTTTTGTGCTTTAGCGATATCTGTGTTAGTAAAGTCAGCATTTTGAAGTTCTTTCTTAATGCTTTCCAACCAGTATTTTTTAAACTCGCTTTCGTTTTTAATTCCTAGAATGTTTTGTTTTGCAATTCGTCTGGCTGACTGACTGCCATATTCATTAACTATAACACGCAAATCATTTTCTAAAAATTTAGAAAACATGTCATCGTTAGTAATTTTTTCTAACACTCGGGGTTTTAGGAATATAGTATCGGACGGGCCTCCATCTGCAATCAGCATGTCCATGTTTTTGTTTATCATGCTTTCAGTAATTGAGTTAGCTTCATCTGCGCTGTACCCAGATTTAACCAGCATGCTTTCAAACTCAGACTGATTATTTTCTATGGCACTTCGCTTCCACAAGCGGGGCATGTAGTTTTCTGGAATGTCTTCCATACCCATAGCAACACCACGCTCATCAAATAGCGCACGAATTTTTTTGGCTGCTTGCTGTAGTATAGGACTAGCCTCTTTGGGCATTTCTCCTGTTCGCAAAGCTTTAATTAAAAAATCATTGACGTTATCGCCCAATTCACCTTTAGCATTTAAAACTATAGGTTCATATATAAATTTAAAATCAGTTACAAACTTACCATAGTTAGTTCTAAATGTTTCAAAGTAATCTTCCTGAAGAACATCGTCTACTCCTACTTTTGATCCGGTAATTTTAATAGGAGAATCATACCTTAATCTTTTTTCCAATTCCGCAGCAATTTTTGAATGCTTTGTATAGGGGCTTATTAAATCGGTTGCTCTACCTGCCAGCACAGTAGCATTCAATTTGTTTAACAGTCTACCAGTATTAAACAACAGCCTATTACCCAGCTTCTGTGCTGCATTTTCTTCAGCATTGGGGATTAGCCCCTGTGTTTCTAATGGGTCATCAACTTTAGATCGGGTGACAATGCGATCAGGTTCGGGGCGACCGACCCTGTCAACACGCCCGACCCCGCCTTCAAAAGGCTGGTATCTAGCTGTAGTTGGTAAAGGTGTCCCTTCTCTAAAAGCAGCAGTCCTGTAGTCTAAGAATACACTTTGTAACCCTTCAATGATTTGCTCACCGTTTAGATTTTTTCTTTTAGCTGTATTTAAATATGATCTAAGGAGGTCAGCAAGTTCTTGCTGAGTAGCTTCACCACCACCATATTTTTTAGTTAGACGAGCAGCAACATCATCTACCACTTCCCATTTATTTATATCCAAATCAACAGGGAAGCCCCTAGTTCCTGTTAATTCTCCTGCTTCATCAATTGACGCAGACCTTATAGGAATTCTTTTTAACAAAGAAGTTAGTTCTTCGGTTACATCTCCAGCAAACGGAAGACCTTCATCCCCAGTTATTAATTTTTCAAGAAATAAAGTAGGCTTGCCAACATTCTCGCCTTGGTAAGTTAATCTCCTAGTTTCAGGTATGAGTTGATTTTCTACTTTTTGAGCAGCTTTGTTTGTCCATCCACCAACAACAGCCCCCAAGCCCGCACCAAATGTACCACCAAGACCTATAGCGGTAGCTAAACGTGCATTACTAAACTCATCAATCATCCCAGCAGAAAGTTCTGTCTGCTGCCTATAAAAGTCATCTACTCCTGACCAAGCTGCGCCTGATATACCGCCACCAACAGCCCCAGTACCGGCAGTTTTTGCAAGAGCAATGTTACTTAATGTCTGCATTGCTTTCTTTTTAACGCCTTCTTTGGCTAGTGTAGCAGCAGCAGCCGTACCCCCACCTGTAAGAGGTACAGCCAACATTGAAATAAGAGTAAACGGATCAGTTACGGCATCAATTGTACCGTCTTTTAAAGCTTCCAAATATTGCCCGTATCCTTTTAAATCTGCGTTATCCCATGAAGTTCTAACTCTTTTATAAGCTGCTTTAACTTCTTCGGGCGCATCTTCCATAGCCTTTGCCCGATCAATAACAGAAGTTAACCGCCAATCTCCATCTCTTAAAAATTCGCGATAATCAGGATTAATAGCATTACCAGTAAATAAGCTTCCTAATGCACTTTGGTTAGAACCAAAATAAGTAGCCAGCATTTCAACATCGTTTTGAAAATCAGCATCATTATCCAACATACTAACTGTTGGCTGTACTCTTATTTCTTCTGATGGCTGATAGTTGTCAAAAGTTTCTTTATTATTTTCATAATAAGAAATCGCATTATCAAAATTAGTTTGATAATCTTCTTCTGTTAATGTAGTTCTTGCTTTTTTCTTATTAATAATAGGCATTATAAATACTCAGAAAAAAAATCAATGTATTAAATTGCTGGCGCAATTGTATTAATATCAAAACTATTATCGGAACGAGGACGTTGTGGAGGAAGCGCATTGGCTCTTATCATAATAGTTTGAAAAGCAAGCATGCCTTTCACTAACTCTCTTGTAGTAGTGGGGTATAGATTTGAAAGTCTTTTTAAAGCATCCTCTTCCGTTTCATCACCAGTAAATCTTGAAGCAAGACTCTGTATTCTATCTTCTGGTAAATTATCAATTGTTGTTATATCTATAGAATTAAGAATTTTATCCATAGTATCCTGACTTAAATTTACAGGAATTCTTGATCTTTCAGCAGCTAAAAAAGAAGCAAGTAAATCTATACTAGTTTCACTAGTATTGCTAACATCAAAAGCATAACCTTGCTGATTAGAAAATTCCCCAGTTTCAAAATTTTTCTGGCTTTTCATAGCTTGGATTTCTGACATTAAAACTAATCTATTTAATTCTGGGTAATCATTTTGGAAAGCTTCTAATTGAGGAGAGTCTGGAGTAAAACCAGTAACTTCTTCTCCTGATTCAAAATATGTATTTAAAAGCTGTCTAGTTTTTCCAGCTGCTATATTTGTTATATTATTTAGTAATTCAGTTTTTTCGGATTGACCAGCTTTTCTTTCCCCATCTATAACAGGAATCTTTTGAGATGCCCAATCTTCAGCAATTCCTGCATAAGTTAGTTCAGGATTTTCACGGTCATTTAAAGTGTCTGAAGCTATTATTTGTTGATTTCTAAGAGTAATCTCTTTTTCAGAATCAGTTACTCTTGATAGTGCATCAGCCGCACCTGCACTAGGCTGAATATAAGTACTATGTACAGTATTTATTTCCCCAGTAAGCTTATCAGTGTATTCATATGTTACAGTAACCTGATCAAAACCATCTCCTCTTTTTTCTACGTTTTGAGTAGTATTTGTGTTTCTACTACCACTAACATCTCTTTTTAAATATTCCGCAGTAGGTTGATGGTTCATATCCCATACATTTTGTGTTTCTGTTTTTCCACTTCTATAAGTAATTTTGTATTCATTTTGGAATACAGTAACAGCTTTTCCTGCAATATACACATTAATTGGTTTTCTGCCTAAATATTCTCTTTGTCCATTATCTCGTGCAATTTTTTTATTTTTAATAGCTTCATTAAATCTTTCAGAAGAATCAACATCCCAACCAGAATTAATAGCAGCATCAAAAGCTTCAATATTTTGACCTGCTTGCAACATAGCATCACGCCTTCTAGTTGCAGAAGCTGCTTTTAAAGAACCAGCTTTCTTTCCGGTAAACATCCCGGTTATACCACGCACCATCCAATCACCCATATTGGCCGGGCCTTCGTAACCGTTTCTTATTGCCTGTTCAAACTCTTCTTGAGTTCCCATTCCAAGTGCAGATTCATATGCTGATTTAAAATTACCAACATTGGCAGCTGCCCATTCTTTTGCCTGAGCCTCTAATTCAACATTTATATCGCCTTCGTTGTAGTTAATAAGATCGGGCATTTCTTTGTCGGCATCAAGCTTCAAATAATTAAAACGCTTGTCTTTAAGATAAGCTTCTACCCCACCAGCAAAATTCTCAGCCTGTTTGTATTCATCAACAATACTACCAGCACGGTTTAAATATTTTTTGTAATTTATCCGGGCAGCAGCATTTGCTTCATTGTTTAGAAACTCTTCAGTTTTAGATTTTAAAAATTGATTGCCAACAGCACCTACGAGTGTACCAATAGCAGCTTCCCTCTGCATTTTACGCTGCTGATTAGCTATCCTACGCTGCCTCTGACGCTGTCCTGAAAGCAGTGACTGCCCAAACTGTTCAATAGCCATTTATATAATCCTCTTACTGTTGTGCCATCAAACTGGCGGGGGCTTCTTCAGCTTCTTCTACAGGCGGTTGAGCCATCAAGCTGTCTACAGGCATTTCTTCAATTGCTTCTGTTATCGTGGGGGGCAACATTCCAGAAGGTACACCTTTAGCTTTTTTAATTTTTTCTACAATTTCTTCTGAACCTTTAATACCAAGAACTTGGTCTTCAGCTGCATCTTCTTGCTCTTCACCCCGATATATAACGTAGTCAATATCAAGACGTTCAGCTAAAGCCATAATCATGTAGGTCATAGGTTCAGCTAACAGAAGCATTAAGTCGGGATTCCACTTGCCGTTGTTAAACCCTTCAAACAAAAACACCTGTACAAAATCCATAATAGGATAACCACTAGCAATTTCTTGCATTAGTGGTACATAGGTTTCTTCTTGTGTTATAGCTACAAAAAGATATTCTAAAGCATCCCGCATCTCTGTAAACTCAGGAGACTTTTCAAAAGGCTGTGGGCTTTCAGGATCATTAGTCAGGGACTGCCCGGGGATAGCCCGTCCCGCCCTAGTAATATAATCTGCCATATCTTGATTCATCTTAGGCTACTCCCATTGCTCTTTTCCAAGAACTCATTGGCCTGTAGTACGCCTCTCCCGGCTGGGCGATATCAAACTGATACATCGGGAAACCAAACTGAGGCAGTGGTGCTGCTTCTTCTACTTCGTACTGACCAAGCAGCATAGGTGCGTTATAGCCACCTGTTGCTGTAGTCTGACCATAACCTGACTCAAGATACGAGGTAGCTGCTGTTTTTAATATTTCAGTTGTTCCGGCAGCAACTGCCTCTCCTGTTAGATTAATGCCTGTTTTTTCAACACCAGTACCGGCCTCGTAGAATTTAAAACCTGTATCTTCTACTGGAAGACCACCAGCAGTAGAGGCAAAGTCTGCTTGTCCAGATAACAACTGCTGCTTATAACCTTGACCAGTAACTGGAGAAGCCTTTTTAAGTGTTTCTATCCCAGTAGAGGCTCCCTGTGCTAACAAGGAAGGTGTGGTAGAATCCCAAGATGCTGGGGTATAAGTATCAGGCAGAGTGTCAATTCCCGGCCTAAAACCTTCCGGCAGTGGAGAAGCAGGGGTATAACCAATAGCTTCTGTTGTATCGGCTACTATATCAGCAATTTGAGATGTGGTCTGTTTAGCCCCCGCCAAAGGATCAAACTGCTCCATCCACTTAGCTGAACCAATTGTAGTATTCCATGTGTTAGCAGTAGCACCTGCTGCACGTTCAAATGCCCCGCCAGTGCCAAAAAAGTTTTTAGCTGCTCCTTCAATATTTATTCCGGGAATTTTATTAGCAGCTGTCTTAATTGTTTCACCAAGAAAGTTTTTAACACCTGAAGTAACAGTATTAAACGCCCTAGCGGTCTGAGTAACAAACTTTGTAGCAGTTCCTATTACAGCTTTTGCTCCCTGTATCAAAGCACTACTGCCGGGAGTTGATGCCCATGCTGCTACTTTTCCTAATGTTGTCCCAAGCCCTTTTAACAAGGCTCCTCCCACTGCTGGCAGGATAAACGACATAGCAATTTGACCGACAATGCCAATCTTGTCCATAAACTTGCCGACTTTCATGGCAACCTTTTTAATACCTTTACCAATTTTCTTAAAGACTTTCTTTACGCCTTTAAATATTTTGCTAAAAAATCCCATGTTTAACCACCACTCGCTAGTATGCTCGCAATTATATTAACTACTCTGTCCATAGCAGATGTACTGCCTGTTTCAGAAATACTTGCTTCGTTAGACAACGCTGTAGCATACAATGTTGTCTTACGCTGCTGTTCATTTTCATATGCTGTTCTAGCATATGTAGCCTCATCACGCAATTGCTGCCAAATGTTAGACAACTCAGCAGCCGTCAGATTAAATGCCATCTGCGCAGCAGCTTGGTTAGAAGCGTTCTGTGCAGCAGTGTCTATTGTGTTAGCCTGTCTGCGCCATTCAATATTAGACTGCTGGATTGCCTGTGCATTTTGGGCATTCCAAAGTTCGCGTTGCTGCTCCATCTGGGCATTAAACTGCTCTAGCTGTGTAGTCAGCTGGTTGTTGAACTTAGCTATATCAATTTCATTTCCTGCGTTTATAGCAGCGATCCTGTTCTGTTCAGTAGCGTTAAACTGCGCCATAGCATTTGTCTGGACAGCGTTAAACTGCTCTGTCTGCGTATACAAGTTAGCCATAAATTGCTGGGCCTGTTGTTTGTTAGCTGCGTTAAACTGCAAGGCAGCGTTTGTAGCAGCCTGATCTGACAACAGTCTCTGCTGCTGCATCTGCTGATCAAGAACAAGTGCTTGCTGCCGATTAGACAAGTTAGCCATATCTAAAGCCAAAAAGTTCTGTGCATTTTGTATAGCTAGTCTAGTACGCTGATCCGCAGTAGCTAAATCCATTGAAGCCAAGGCAGTAGCATTCTGCATAGCAGCTTGCTGCCTAGCGTTCATATTGGCTATTGTAGTTGATTGCATAAACTGGCTGTTAGCCAACTCAACCTGCTGTGCAGCATTAAACTTAGTTAGGTCTATGTTAGCAACCATAGATGCGTTCTGCACTGCACGTTGCTGATCTACATTTAATTGGGCTACATTAAGCTGTTTTGCAATTTCGGCAGCAGCTAAGTTAGTCTGCATCCGGGCATTTAAGTTTGCTAATTCAGTCTGCTGTGCAGCACTAAGATTATCTGCACTCGCCTGATTCAAAGCCGATAAATTAGCCAGCCTTGTCTGTTGTTCTGAACTAAGGTTAGCTAATTCCATCTGCTGTTTAAAGTCGGCGTTCTTAGCAAGAAACTCCGCAGCTGTCTGAAACTCTGCAAGCTTGGCCTGATTCTCAGCAGACATGTTAGCCAAGTCAGTCTGGCTTTGAATCTGTAAATTTGCTAACTCAACCTGCTGCGTGTTAGACAGGTTCTGTGCATTCATTGCCTGTTGATTCTGCGCATTAAGTTCGGCAGCACGTTGCTGGTTCTGTAGGTTCTGCAACCTAACCTGCTGTGCCTGTTCTGCACTAGTTAACGTAGCCTGTTGCTTAAACTGACTCTGCAACTGAGCCATATCATTAGCCATCTGGGCAGTCTGGCTTCCTGCTGTCTGCTGGTTAGCTAGATTCTGCATGCGCCTTGTCATGTCCAACTGAGAAGTTTGCAAGTTTGCCTGTTGCTGGTTGGACAAATTCTGTGCAGCCCTAGCCTGTAACGCCTGTGCATTAGACTGTGCAATAGGTAACGCACTCTGAATAATTGCATTAAACAAAGAATCACGGCCTACAGTGGAGGCACTCATGCCCCGCTGTGCAAGATTCTGTTCAATAGCAGCTACCGCAGGTTTAGCCCAAGAGGGGACTTCACCAGACTCTAGCCCACCAAGAAGTGCTTCCATCTGAGAAGAGACAAGGGCTTCAGGCGGGAGTGCAGCAACAGCAGCTTGTACATTAATAGGCTCGTTATCTATCTGGGCTTCAACTTTAGCCGGGTCTTCTACAATAGCAGCCGTGATGTTTTCAGGTATATTACCAACCTGTGCCACCATTGTTGCAGCTTCGCCCTTAGCAGCTGCCCCTTTAACTGCCCTAGCCTGAGATGCTGTATAACTAATCTTATCTAGTATCTGTGCTTCAACACCAGTAGGAGCAGTACCTGTTATAGCCTGTCGCTCTTGTTTTTCTGCTTCGGGGGTAGGTGCTAGATTAACTTTGCCTACAGTAACCTCCGGCACAAAAGCATCCGGGCTAATAGTGTAGTCTGCTACTCCTGCCCGGGCTGCTTCAACTTCTGCACCACTAACTTGTGCAGCTTCGGCGGGTGCGCTAAGTGTTCTAATTTCGTCTACAGTTATGGGAGGACGGGTAACACCCTGTGCAGCTGTTGTTTTATTTAACTCTTCAGCTAGTGCTGCTTGATATTGCTGGGGTGTTATTGTTCCTTTTAATACAGCTTCTTTTACATTTGCAACAGCTGATGTTAACTGTGATGCAGAAACTCCTTGCGGGGGAGTTAAGTTAGCAAACTGATCTAACTGCTGTATAGCAGAGTCCGGGGTGATACCTGTTGCAACATCAACAGTAGCTAC